GGCTCAGAACCTGCTGATCCATCCTCAATAAACCCAAAAGGCGTTAATTCATCTTCTATTTGTCTAATTTGTGATTCATATATTGTTTCACGTAAATTTGCATCCGTCAGCTCTTTAAAATATGGGTTGGTAGTCAACCATCCAAAAAGAACCAAAGGCATAACTAGATCATCGTGATACCCTTCGTCCGCAGCATAGCTGCCACGTTTTTCAATAAAAGTACTGAATTCGCTTATAATATCACGATCAAATACTTGCATTCGTTGTGTTTCTATAAGAGTTTTTAACTGACTACATCCAACTCTCTTTACTAACTTATCTGTTCTAACACCATTATGTGAACCTGATCCACCAAAGCCACCAGATACTACTTGGCCATTTCTACCTCGTCCAACATAAAGAATGTTTTCATATTCAAGCTCATGGTGAAGAATGTCAGCTACTTGCTGACCATTATCATTAATCTCTACCATAGTCCAGGCGTTATTATAATTCTTAGCTACAGTATGGATTACTGTAGGAAATAACATTGGACTAATTTTATTGTTTCTATACTTTGCTACTACTTGATAAGGATTAGCAGATATGTCCACAATAACAAAAGAACTATAGTCACCCTCAACTCCTCTTGACGTATCAACGATACAAACATAGGAATGAGGTTTTTCAACTTGTTTACCTTCTTCATCTTTAGATCCCCTTACAGGCTCTTCTAAGACATCCAAATTATCTTTAGTGTAAATAAATTGTTTAGGACTTAGTCGTCCTAAAGTTTCAGCATCAAGTAATGTATAACTTGAACCTAAGAACGAACATAAAACCTCTTGTGCAAACTTAATGTCACCAAGAATTGCTTTTTGTTCAGAGGCCCATCTATCATCACGACCAGGAATTTCTGTATATGGGATAAACAAATTTACAAAGTCGTTTATGCCCTGTTCAGAATCGTTCCAGAATTTCCAAAAATGGTTGTATCCAAATGGAGTACTACTCATTAATACTTTAGTTGTTTCACCCGCCATAATGGTAGGGTAGGTAGCAGTGAAGAAATCTTCAGCAACATTATTAGGAATGATTGCAGCTTCGTCAATGTATAACCAGTTTACAGATTTACCACGAATACCTGATGCCGCAGTAGCTGCTGTGAATACCTTAGAACCATTTTCTAATTCTATGTCACCTTTGTTCCAGGTTCTAACACCTTGTTGCATCCACATAGGTAAGTTTTCGTACATACCTTGATATCTGTTTAATACTTCTCTGGCTGCAGCTGATTTATTAGCCAATATTGCTACAGTCTTTTGTTCTTGAAATAGTGTGTACCAAAGAATACATGCTGCAGAAGTAATCGTCTTACCTTGCTGACGACCTTCCATTAGAATAACTTTACGATTGTCAAGAATAGTTTTTACTTTTTTCTTTTGACAATCATACAACTTAAATGGCACAAGACCTTTATCTAGCGATACGATCTTACAATAGCTCTCTATAAAGTATATTGGATCATCCTTACACTTGAGAATCTCCTTGATTTGTTCAGGAGCATACTCAACGTTAAATCCAATTTGCTTTAGTCGACTATTACCATTGTAACTAGCTCTCGGTGTTTTGATTATCGCCATTTATAATTTTTTCATTCTCTTTGTTTAATAACTTAAGAAGATCATTAGTACTTCCTGTAAACACAATATTGTTTTGTGTACCAATTTGTTTAGGTTCTTCTTTCTTCACCGTTTCTAATTCTTTCTTTTGCTTTTGTAATTGCAAAAGATCTTTGGCTGTTTCAGCAACAGTCTTAATTAATTCTCCTGTCACCTCATATGCTCTTGGATTGTCACTTTGTCTTGCAATGTTAGAAATGTCTTCTACAGCAGATTGACCTTTCATAATCATCTGCTTTAAGGCAAGTCTAGCCTGATCAAAGTCATCATCGATCATTGTTTCATCTCTTTGAACCATAGATGGAAGGCTTGTAGGCTCAGTCCCAAACTTTTGGTCTAAGGATGTAAATATATTTTTATCTTGCAATTCGGAAGCCAGTCGTAGTAATTTGCAACAGTGTACTTGTTGCGAGTGCCTTGGCGCCTTCGTTTTGAACATTTTGCATTATGTAACGCACTCTCAATCCTGTACTTGTTGTAACTGCTAATAAACCTGCACCGCCGTAAACACCGTCTGGGATATAACATCCATCTGGAATCATTGGCAATTGAATATTATGGACGCTAGTAACTCCAGTTGTCATACTTCTAAAATATTCAAATGGTGGGAATAGTGCAGAAATAGAACTGTTTACTGTCCATGAATCCCCATACATGTAAACCATTGGCAATGTACTTGCAGCTGGTGTTAAATGTTTCACTGTTAAGTGAGCAGTGATACCAGGGATTGGAGGAACAGCTGTTAGAACAGCACTGTTATAGTCTTGTAGTGTAAATGTAGCACTTGATCCCACAATCTTAAGTGAGCTTGCTGTGCTAATTGTTAATGTATAACTTGTATCACCAGCGGCGTTAGGTTGTAGACCCCAATAGTATTCAAAGCCACCATGGTCAATACGTTTTACGTTAAATGGAACAATACCAGTTCCTGTTGCATTAGATCTTACTGGACCTAGACGTCTATTTACTTGCCAAACACCACCGTATCCTGCAGCTTGTAATTGAGCATCAACAGATGCAATGTCTCGGTTAGAACTGATTACCACATTTGAAGAACCAGGATAGAATTCGTTACCTACACCAGTTCCAAGACTTGATGTATAAATTAAACATCCAAGATAGTAGAGATAATACCAGGTGTTAGGAGAAATAGATCCGTCAATCACAGCTGGAGTTGTACCAGTTACTGTGTATTGAGGAGTCCATCCAGTTGTAAATGTTCTAATGATTGGGTTGTATGATGCAACAATTGCAATAGCAGTAGTTGGAGCAATACCAGCTACACCAGAAGTACTATATGACCAGTGAGCAGCAGCTCCTGTTACTAAAGTTACTTTGTTATCAATTGTGTTGTAGTTATAAATTAATCCTTCAATATGTTTAGGGTGGTAGATACCATCCACAGTAAATGTATTATCTAAAGCTAATGTTTGATTTGAATTTACATTAACTACACCGCGTTGTGCTCTAACTTGTGTAGAACTTTGTGTAAATTTAGAAAGATTAACTTGAACAAAGCCAGTATGCGCAATCGCATTTGATGAGTCTGAGCCTTGTCTAACTCCAGCTGTCATAGATGAAAAATCTAGAACAGGAGTTTGATATAATGTAACGCCAGTCGCTGTACTTGTTGTTGTTAAGATAGGAGTGTAGGTTGCATTATCTTCACCAGCAGCTTTAAAGACTTCTAAGCCTTGTGATCCGCGAACTACAACAGATGTAGTATAAACAGATATACTTGTAACACTAGCATTACCTAAATTAATATCTAAGCTACCACGAGTAGTTGATACTGAAGTGTTAGATCTAGTTCTTAAGAAGAACATGTTTCTACCTTCAAGTTGAGCTACTAATGTATTTGCAACACTACTTAAGTCATTATCAGCATTACCAGCAACACCTGAATTGTTGGTAATGAAAACAGCACTTTGACCAACAGATCCAACTGTTCTAATAGAGTTAGAGGAAGCTGGAACAAATGCTTGATCAGCAGATTTCCAAAATAATCCAGTACTAGTTGCAGGTGAAGAACCTACATCCACTTTAATGTTACTGGATGAGCTTCCACCGAGGTTTTCATAAATCTCGGTAAAGTTTTCATTAATTTTTCTACCACCAGCGTATAACGAATCTCCATCGTTATTATTTGGGGTTCCTAAATTTATTGGCTGAAATGACATTTCATTCTATCCTAATTAAAATTTGTATCGTCAAAGGTTTCTATGAACCTAAAGTCTCCTGTTGGAGTAGCATTACTTGGATCTGTACTTACTGTATATCTATTTATGCGAGATTCAAGATCCTCATCTTTAAATACATTAACAATTGCATTTCTGATAATTTCTTGATTTTCTACAGCACCATAATAGTAAAGTTTTACTGTAAACGTGTATGTCCATATAATCATTCTGTGATCAGCAACATTGCCTTCATATTGATCATCGTATGTCACAGAATTAAGAATGATAGGCATATCATGTTTAATGTTTAATTCTGGGATATAATTTACAGTAACATTAAAGTCTGGATTGAATGCTGGAGCTATTTGTTCAAATATTTGTAAACCATCTTCTTGGTTTTTAACATATGCATAGAGATTGATAGTTAAGTTATATGGAACAGGACCATATATTCTCTTACTTTGAGTTTCACTTATGACTGTAGATATTTGATTATTAACATTTATTTTTCTAGCACCATCATATTCAAATGCAACAATCTCAAAACTCATACGAGGTAAAGTAACTTCTACTTGAGCGTATTCAGGATTAGGTAATCTTTGAATACGAGTTAGCATCTTATTCTTTGGTGCATAAGATAATGGAATGCGCAATGTATCAACGATAGCATTAGAAGAATTCTTATGTCTAACAACCATGTTATTAAACATAACACCAAAAGCTACAATAGCTTTTCTGGTAATTCCGTGATAAAAGGTTTTATTATCAAACATTATTTCTTATAACCTCACCAAATGGATTGATCTCTGTAAAGTCTATGATATCGAGAGCGTCTAAATCAAAGTCTCTATTATCACTTAATGGATCTTGTGTAGTGATAGTCCAACCTTCCCAAAGTAGGAAGCCTGAATCTTCTACATTGTAACTTGAATCTTCTAAGATAATACGATCTCCAGCCTCTGTTAGAAGTTGGAAATTACTTATTGTCATAGACTTATCTGTCTCTAATTTATCAATCTCAGCAACACCAGTATTAATTTCTTCAGAATTGTATTGCCAGAGTTCACATTGAAGTTTGTAGACATGTAACTTACCTAATTGATAAAATGGATTATGTGTATCTACCAATTTTATTTCAAAGTATGATTTAGTAAGAGGCATGTAAAGTAGATCACCCTCAGATGGTCTATTTGGTAATTGTAGATAGTTAGAACGTCCAGCTCCAACTACATCATCCCAACGACTTCTTGCCATAACAAAGGATGCTGTATCTCTAATTTCAATTCCAAACTTAGACATAAGTTCACCATCACCACCAAAGCCATCTACATTTTCTAAGTATGCTTCAATAGGGATTGCATTGTCGTAAGTAGCCAACACATCATCATTAAATAATGTGTCTGTATTAACTTGAGTCTTTGGGAGATAGTAAAGATCAAATCCATAGATCTTAATGGATTCAATAATGAGGTCTTCAATCAGCCTTTGTTCTGATGTGCGACCGCCTGGTACTCCTGAATTGAAATAAAAGTTGGTGGCCATAATTAGCCCACCATGAAGTTAGGAGGCTCTACGTATGACGATTGTGCTTCGTTTTCTAAAGTGCTAATCTCAGCAACAGCTTCATTGTAAATTTGTTCACCGTTAAGAGTGACTCCACCTGGCATTTGAATACCAGCAAACTTCTTCAAGTTATTACCCCATTGTTTTTTAATTAAAGCAGTACAGTATCTCTTTAAGAAGCGATCATTGTATACATCTGTCCAAGTATTTGGATCTAATATTTTGTAGGCTTCCAAAATAACATATTCACCAACAGAAACATCAGTAGCCCAACTCATGTCTAAGAAAAGTCTGTTTTGGTGTCTTTGGAATCTAAATGATTTTGAACCAACTAAAAGTTGATCGATTAAAGATAAATGAGCTTTAACTTGCTCATAATAAATGATACTTGTTGATAATAGATCAAACATATCGTTCAATCTAAGTTGGTACCTAATGTCCCACATATAACTCTGACCAGTATTAACAGCTGAGAATGGTAAGACTCTTACAACCCCAATGACGCTATCATCTAGCTCAAAGTATTGTTTGTCTATGTTTCCAACTGTAACTGAGGATATTGTAGAACTAAAGTTAGAAGTTTGACCTACTACAACTTCTCCACTTGACCATGTACCACTGGATAATTTGACAAGTAACGTATTACCATTACTTGTAGTATTGTTTTCTGCTGTTACTATAGCCGTAACATTAGAAGAGAGACCTCTCACAGCCTCACCTGGTGCAAAACTAGATGCATTAGAACTAGTCAAAAAAAGGCGTGTTGCAGTTACTTGTTGTTTTAAGTAAATGCGTTCCACACCATCATAATGGTAGTCTCGATAATATTGTAGAGCCTCGTCGATGCGATCAGAAACCTGATCGTCATCAACGTTGATCTCTAAGACTGGATGCCCTAGTTCCCTGAGGCAGTAGTCAATTAGCTCTTGTCTTGAAGCAGGAGCCGCCATTGCGTCTCCTTATGCTTGAGCCTCTGTCCAGCTTAAACGGAAGTTATTAACAACCGCTGCAGATGGTGAAGTATTTCTAACAACAATAGTTAGAATATCAGGACCGACTGGGAAGCCAGGTGTCTTATTACTACCATCACCGCCGTAGATACTATTACCTAAGTCACGAACTTGTGAAATATCATATGTATCACCTGCATTAGCAGATACGAAGCCGAAGATCTGTTCACCACCAGCTACAATTGTTGTGTTACCAGTATGGTCAACAATCTGTGCAAGAGAACCTACACCAATTGAAGATACAACAGAAGTCACTGCCCAAATAGCAGGGAAGTTAGGTACTGTAGCTGAAGCTGGGAATGTAGCATTCAAGATACCTAGAACTTGTAGTGATGTTGTTGTTACGCAACCAATCGCACGAGTTTGTAATTGCATACGGTTAATAACTTCACGAGCACCCAATGCACCAATTGTAGAGTTATCTACAGAAGGTCCTAAGCGTAAGCTCAAGATAGCAATTGATGTGTTAGCATTAACTGTTACAACTGCGTTCTTAGTGTAAGCAAATTGAATAGAACGGTCATCATTGTAACCACCATCCATGATTACAGATGAACCCCAGTGTAATACTGTTGGAGCTGAATCAGATGTAATATAAGAAACAGCAGTTTGTGAAGTTGAACCAGCTACGCCACCATCAAACTCAGTAGAATAGAATCGTTTAGAAATTGAAGTATCACCACCCAATACGTTACGTGTGATACCAGTTAATTGCCAACCATCCAATGTTGAGTTGTATGTTTTACCAGTATACGTCATTGTTTCTGATGAACCACCAGCACCAATTGCAGCACCTGGAACTAATTGTTGTTGTACTAAGATAGTACCTGAAGATGGCCAATATTGAGCATCTTTAACAACAAATGTTGTATCAGTACCACCTAGAGTAATACCATTTGCTGTCGTTGAAGCTGAAATGAATCTACTATAGTAAAGTCCATTTGTAACTTCGTAACGAGCTGGAAGGTTACCTGATCTCATGTATGCTTGGTTATTAACGTTGTTGTTAGCACGTTTATGGCAATATGTAACATCACCATTAGTAGCTCTAAAGCCCCAACGTACAAAGCCTGCACCATACCAAGTATAATCGATATAGAACATTTGCATCTTAGTAGCATCTAGAACATAACCAGAAGGTCCTGTACCATCCATCCTATCAAGATTCCATTGGCTTTGTGGAACACGTACTTCTTGAACTATGTTAGCACGAGCACCTGAGATATTAATACCTCTGTAATGAGGAGCAACTGTAAGTACGTTATCATTTAGAACTTGTGTTACTTGATACATTGAACCTTTAATAGAAATTCTATCATTAGCTGTTAGTTGTTTACTAAACTTAGTTGTTGTACCAGTTACAAACACACTTCCGTTTGATACTGTAACAGTACCAAAAAGTTCTTGAGTATTACGTCTTTGTACAACATACCATTGGTTACCATCGTATTCAGTATAGAAACCGTTAAGATCATCAAAGAAGCCAACTTTAGCAGAAGCACCTCTCCAATTTCTAACAGTAACATTCACGTTTTGTCCACCAGGAGCAGTATCAGTAGAACTTGTTGCCATTGCATATGTTAATACGTTAGCAGTAGTGACTGTACTTGATACAATAAATGTACCATTGTATGGGTTAGTTGCACCAGCATTTGTTACAACACCTTCAACTGTAATTGTAGCACCAGAAGCAATGTTAAGAGCTTGTTGTGTTTGAATTGTAACAGATGTGCCGTTTGAAGTTACATAATTGACTTCAAAGTTAGGACATACTTTTGTACCAGTTGAGAACTGAATACCCTTACCTGATTGGTAACGGAAATAACGACGTGTTTGACGAATTGCAGCAACACCAGGTGCATTGTTAATTGCACTTAGTAAAACGCCACCGTCAGACGGTCTGTGAATAATTGTTGATTCTGGTCTTGGAATAATAATAGCATTAGATGAAACAATAATACCAGAAGCAGAACCTGAAACAAATAGGTCACCTGCTGGAGTTATTGTTCTGTAACGGAATGATGTTGTTGTTGGAACATCAAATACAATCCAAACACCGTTAGCAGATGTTGTTGTTGAGCTATTAACTAAAATTGGGGTACCAGGTAATAAACCGTGTGGTCCAATTGTATCAACTGTAACAGTACCAGCTGAGTCAAACAACATACGATCGTGAACAATTCGAGTTGTTGAATTGTTATTATCCATCACTGTACCACCTTGTACAGATGTTGAGCTTAAAGCTAAAGCACCGTTTGCAATACCTTTTGCAAAGTAGCTAAATCGGAATACACCAACACTAGATACAGCATATACACCTTCGCAGTTTGAACTTGTTGTGTAGGCAACAGAAACTAAGTCACCGTTTACTAAACCGTGTGGAACTGCAGTATCAACGGTAATTAATGAACGACCTGTAGCACCGCCTGGAGCACCTAATGTACCAGTAATAGATGTAACTGGTAATGCGTTACCACCTCCACGGAAGTAGAATGATTGAATGTTTTGAATACGAGACATAGACTCCCATTTAATAGGTTGGAGACCGTATTCAAAGTCAGTATCGATTAAGGATTGTGGTGAAGCTGTTCTTAATTTATTGGTAGGATCTTGAAGTTCTTCTGTGTAGGTATTAACTTCTGCAACTTCATCTACTAAAATAGATAATGCATCAGATGTTCCCATTGATGCTGTGTTGTAATTAAGAACAATTCGTGTACCTGTAGAACTCCAAGGTGTTGTTACTGTACCATAAAGGTCAGGATCACTGAAATTGTAGATGACAGTATTGCTACTGACGTTAGTTACCAATAATAACTGCTCTGGATTAATGATCTTATTAGGAACAATAATCGTTCTAGTAGCAGGATTAAAGGTAAAATAATTAGGTATTACTCTCTTAGCCATGTTTTAATCTCCAAAAGCTATATTAATAGGTAACAAAGGATATTTTCTAACCTGTATTGCGTTCGATTTAGTATTTATCTTAATAAAAACTGTTGTTTTTGTACGTGGCTGTTTATAAAAAATTATCGTATTACCACGCATTCTAAAACTATTAGTCCTGCCAGCATCAAATTCACTAAGCCAAGGCCAGATTCTATTAAACTCTTTTATGTAAGGCTCTAGACTTCTTCCGTCTAATATAACTTCAAGATCCTTACTATCTCCATATTCCAAACCGGTTAAGGCAGAATAATTAGTTTTAAGTGTAAACACATGTTTTAAGTTGTCAAATTGATGTGATATATCATTTACAACAGTATTAACAAGTTGTGTTACACTTGTACCAGTAGGTGTAATGGGTGCATATTCTAAACCAGTCCAAGTTAAAGTCTGACCTGTAACCGGAGTGCTAGAAGACACAGCAAATCCACGTAGCTTAACAACTACGGGGAGGCTGGTAGTTCCACCTAGATCGCCACCTAACTGTACCTTTGTATTGTCAAGGTTGCTGAAATTATCATCTAATTCAGCATTGGTTAAGGGCAACCCTTTAATCTGTCGTAGGGTCAGGGTTGCCATTCTTAAACCTTTTTATTAGCTAACTGTAATAGTCCAAGTAATTTGAAGGGTATCGTCGTTACCTTTGTTCACTGCATTGAAGGTTGTACGGCATAACATTGTGCCACCTAATGCTGCTGTTGAACTATTAAAGATACCAGCTTCTGTAATTGCTGTTGTATTACTTGTATTTGTTCTTTGTGGGTTATTGGTACCAAATACGGCAACGTATGTTACAACACCAGTCGATTGAGTGGTTGATGCAACAGGAGCTCTTGAATAAGCTGCAATGTCACCAGCAACTGCTACTTCAGTACCTAGAGTTGTATCGTTTACTGAAGCTGTTGTAGTTGATGTACCTAATGCCATATGTGTCATGCAAGATGTTGCTGACGCTGTTGTATAAACAGCTGTGACAGAAGTTGCTGTACCAATCATGCGTGTTGCGATATAATTTTTACCGCTTTGAACAACTAGATTCGGAATAAAACGGCCTTCTTTGAGTTGACCGTCAGATCCGATGACCTTGATGTCAACACTACCACGAAGTTTTAGATTTTCGTCGGTGTTAAACATTTATTAATGCTCCTTTGATAAGTTAATACTTTGATTCACCACATAGTCTTCTGCGAATTCAAATCACAATACTAAACGCAGCAATCCTTAATTGTATGAAGTATTTATAAAAAACTAAGGTTTGAAACCGATTAATAATTGATATATCTTGACTCTCCAACAAAATCTTCTGCCATGTAGTCAAAATCTAGGTAATTTGTTTGACGAATAATTCCAGTTAGAATACCGTAAGTCTCTATATTATTTATGTCTGGACGTCTTGTAATCGTCTCAGTTCCAAGACTTGCTGTGTATATACTTCCCGACGTAGAAGGTATTTGACCAATACTTGAATTGACGTCTAAGATTTCTGGTGATTCAAAAATTTTAATTGGGAAGTTACCATATTCATCATAAGCATAAAGAGGTCTAGTAGTAAGTGGTGTGATACTATACCAATTTGTAGTTTTGAAATAAGTGCTACTGCTAGAATAAGGTGTCCATCTTGTTAGATTGATATTTCTATTCTTTTGATTTACAAATAGATCCATAATTTGAGCTGCGTCATATTTTGGAATCTGACTAATTGTTTCACCTTCGTTTATGTTTCTAGTTCTAAAGAATGAAACATTCTCTAAATTTGATTCTCCTGTTTGCATTCTAGTTGGTGAATTTTCACCAACAGTCACCCAATCATTTAATGGATTTTCTTTTTTAGGTTGGATTAAAGCACTGCTTGCATATGCTCTTTCAGCAAATGTAGAACGATAGGGTGCTAATTGGTACCAATTAGGATTGTTTTCATAAACATCTGAAGTGTATTCAACTTCTGTATTTTTATTTCTATCCCATCTTGTTTGTTTAGAACTTACAAACACCCATCGATCATTACCATAGGCTACATCTGATCCATTAAATCCATGGAGGTCTTGCCATAAAATACCACCAACATAAACATTGGTACTAAGATCTAATACTACGGTTCCTGGTGCACTCAAATCAATCACAATAGGTGTTGGAAGCGATAGGTCAAATACATAGGCACCCAAAGCATATGTCTTTGCAGCGTTATTAGTTATCCCATTAACAGCAACGAAAGCACCATCAGCATATGTGATACCAGTCCAGGTACTACTTACTGGTAATGTAGATGTAGCCCAGCTTGTTGTATTTAAACTAAACATAGCTATATTGGTGTCTGCAGCAACAGCCATAATTAATCCATCAGGACTTGCTGCTATGTCCATCCAATTTGCACTGTATCCAGTATTAACACTGGACCAGGTAGATCCATTTTTACTAATTAAAACAATACTTGTATTATGAGCAATAAGAGCAAAGCTGGATAAACTACTACACCAGGCTATGCCAGACCAGTTTGCTGCAATACCAAGATTAGCAGTGGTCCAGGTACTACCGTTATGGCTTCTTGCAATAACGCTTGTTACTCTATCAGTATAACCTGGTGCTGCCAAATATAAATCAGGACTGCTAGCTAAAGTCCAATTGTCAGCACTGAAAGGTAGTGTGACAGAACTCCAGCTATTTAAGTTGTTCCAAGTTTTAGGAGTTGTTGCATTACCTAAGACAGCAATACTTGTAAATGCTGCAACAGCTAGATATCCAGAATTACCATATACAATATCCAACCATGAACCTTGTTGTTTAGTATAAACTTGTCTCCACGTAGTTCCATCTTCACTAGTAGCAAATGTGGCTACTGTTCCAGAATTTATTGGATTGGTGACGGCAACAAACCCACCAGAAGTACCATAAGCAATAGCTTCATAGTAATCAGAAGTTAAATTGTATTTTATTGTATTTAATTCAACACGTTTTCTATAGTTGAATGCAAGGCGTTCCATAGGATCACCCGACAATCTTGTATCAAATCTATACTGCTGGCCTGCAAATATAAGATCACGACTAGCACCAGAAATACTTGTACTGCTAAAGAGCTGAGATAAAGTAAAGCTGGTTGTTGATGTTAGAATTGAAGTTGTTGATGTTA